GTTTGTACTTAGAGATTCTTGTCATGTAATCTTTTACACCTTCATATGAGATCATCTCATTTTCTTCAAAAGGTGTTCCGTAGAATTTATTGTCTTCAAACTCTACTTGATAATCCCATTTGTTCGCCCATGAAACTACTTTATCAAGAAGTCCAACATAAATTTCTCCAGTGTGTGGAGAGAATAGTCGAATCTTTCCATCCCAATACTTACTACGATACTGGGGCATAAATTTTGCACCTGGTACATCAAAAGTAAAGTGTTCAGAAAGTTCTTGGAATACGTGTGGTTCTGCCTTTAACTTTAGAAATACTTCGTTCTTCTTACCAATTACAATATCAGTCATATCCTCTAATAAACTTTTGCCACTCAATCGCATTTTTCAGCTGATATGTTCTATTTAAGATAGTTTTGATAATGCTATCTAGATAGTCCAACATCATTTGATAATAATCAATCTTAGTGAGACACTTGATGATATCTTCGTCTGCATCGAGATATTTGTCTAAGTCTCCTTTTAAAACTTTGTGGTCAAAAGGATATTCTGCATATACTTCTGGTTCTGCTCTACCAGTGTAGTATTGCCATTTTTCTTTTTTTAAAATTTTGTATTTATTCTCTTGTCCTTTTTTAAGAACAAGGATGTTATTATAAAGTTTATAGTATTTTGAATGAAGACTCGGAATCTTTGTAGATTCGGAGTGTAGATTGTCATCATCAATCTTTGAGTCTTGTTCCCAAAGATCTTGTATCATGTCAAGGTTCATACTGTTCAATGTCATAAATGTCATACTTAAATGTGACATCAGCTGTCACATATTCCACATCAGTAGCAGCTGCATCAAAAGCAACTGTTGTTAAAGAAGTTGGGAAAAGTCCCCTGAACTTTACTTTTGTGCATACTCTGAAACTACTATTATAGATCAAAAGAGTTCCATCTGAAGTATTTGGGTCTTTTTTGAGTTGATCCCCTTCAATCCATTCAGAGTATTCTTCAATTGTTTCTGGATATGCAAGACCTCGTAACCAATCTTGAATAGTTCTATAGTTTACAAGATCTTCATCAACAATAAACCTTAAAGTAAAATCTCCATAGTTTAACTTATCACCAGGTATTGGTAGATCTTTAAGGTATGTTGATTGGACTGCAAATCCCATCGTTATCTCTGGGATATTCGCACTTTGTGCCAAGAAATCTACTTTAGGAGTTCTTGCTAAGGTGAATTTAAATCCAGTTGGTGCAAGAAAATTCCTATTTGAAATTTGTCTTGCGAACGCATCGAATGACATAGCGTTTTATTTTTATTTATTTGCATAAAAAAAGAGGTCCCGAAGGACCTCTGGTAGTATGTGAAACTTGGATCACATGAGGTTAGCAACCTTGACTCTTCTGTAGTAACGGTTGTTGTTAGCGAGGAGTCTTCCGAGACCTGCGGTGGTTCCTTCTGCGAATGGGTTAGCAACAATACCGTAACGGGTCTTGAAGCCAATCTTGGGCTGGAAGGTG